CTTCTCGGGTCCGTGGCGGGGCTGCTATTTGCAGCTTCCGCTCCGGCCCATGCCCAGACCACTGGCTGCGGCGTTAACTTCACCCCAGCCATCGGTGTGAACTGCGCCAACGTCCGGGCCAACACCTACACCCAAGCCATCCTCAAGATGATTCCTGAGGGCACCACCCCGACCGATTTCCTCTGCATCTCGGCCGGCACCAAGAACGTCCACATCCGAGAGATCCGTCTCTCGGGCACGGGCACCTTAACCACTGTCCCGGTCCAACTTGTCCACCGAGCCACCCTTGACACTGGCACCGCGGCGGCGACCACCTTCATCCCCGCCCCGTCGCCACTCAACACCGCTAACCCCGCCGCGACCGCCGTGGTCGTCGGCTACAACTCCACCTCCGGCAACCCGACCATCACCGACTCGTCCCCAACCTTCATCCGAGCCGGTAACCTAACCGTCGCCGCCATCGGTACCGGCACCAACGCTATGGACCGGCTGATCTGGGACTTCGGCACGGCAGTCGATGCCTATGACCAAGGTCTAGATCTCGCCGCCAACGGCACCGACCAATACTGCCTCAGCTTCGTTAGCACCTCGCTAACGGCGGTGTTAGAGGGCTACGTGGAATGGACTGAATAATCATGGCCCGCTGGAAACTACTCAATCCCCACTACCTCAACTGCGTCGATCCCACGCTCTGGGAATACCAGGAAACCTCCCGCACCACCGGCAAGGTCATCCGCAAACAGTTCCATGTCCCGCGGTACATCGACCCCCAGGACCCCGGCGACTGGACCAAATCCTGGGGCTCAGGCAACGATCGCGAAGGCGAAGTCATTGTCTGCCAGCCCGGCAAGGGCGAGGATCGCGACATCGAGTTCCTTGGCGACCCAACCCCCGACATGGTCCCTGTCGATGACGAGGCCCGCGCCATCTCCGCCAAGTTCTCCGAACACTGGCGGTTCAAAGCCGAAGCCGGCGAGACGACCTTCTCTCAGTCCCTCATCGACAAGTTCGAGACAGAGATGGGCGAGATCCAGTCCCGGCCCGCTGCGGTTGAGATCGCCGGCCTTGCTGACCTCGTCGCCGCCATGACCAAGCAGTCGGAGATGATCTCCGCTGCGCTACTCAAGCGAGTATAGCCCATGTCAATTGTCTCCGGAGTTGGCGCTTCGCCGTCGGTGGGTCCTACCTCCGGAGGCAAAGTCTATGCTATCAACAACCTCTCCACTGGTGCTGAGCAAGTCATCGGCGCCAACCAATCCCGTGTCAGCCTCACATTCTACAATCCCGGCTCCGTCGATGCTTTCGTCGGGCCGGTGAATGTAATTAACTCCAGCGGCCAGAACACTCCGCTATCGCCCTCCTACCCCACTGCCCTCGGCGGCACATTCCGTGTCCTCGCTGGGGGTGGGTTTGTTACACTCAATGGTGAATGCCAAGGCGCCTATCAAGGCCTCTCAGTCTCAGGCACCGGCAATCCCCTCACCGTGATCGACAGCAATGTTTAAGAAACTCCTTCTCCTCGCCGCACTGCTCTGGGCTACACCCTCCGCGGCCCAGCAGGTCCAGTGCCCGATGCGGCCGGCTGGGGATAACAGTAACGCCTGCGCCAGCACGAAGTGGGTCAACACCTACGGTGGTGGAGGCGGAGGTGGTGCGGTAAGCTCAGTCTCCGATAGCGGCTCTGGCACCATGACTGTCTCGCCCAACACTGGCGCGGTGGGTGTGGGGATTAATCTCGGCAATGCGAATACGTGGACAGCGACACAGACGTTCCCAGCAGCGAGCCTCACGCTCACCGAGCTAGCCAATGGTGCACTGGGCTCGGGGATCACAGTAAACAATGCGAACTGGTCCGGCACAGCCCTGGCCCAGTCCAACCTCGCCACAGGAACCTTCGCTAGCGGGTTCAAAGTTAACAATGCCAATTGGTCCGGCACTGCGTTGGCATTGGCTAACCTCGCTACAGGTGCGCTACCATCTGGGGTGACGGTCAACAACTCGAATTGGTCCGGTACTGCGCTTGCTCTTGGCAATCTAGCCGCGACACTCTCAGGCAACACTACTGAGCTTGCCACAGTCAACGGCGCATTCACGCCCGGTAACTGTGTCGCCTCGGACAGCAATGGCAACCTTGTTGATAATGGCAGCACTTGCGGCACAGGTGGTGGCTCAGGCACCGTGGCCTCGGGAACCATCGGCCAAGCTGCTGTATACGCTGCCACTGGCACCACAGTCTCCGGTGTTAACACCACCGGCACCGGTAGCGTTGTGCGAGCAACCAGCCCGACGCTAGTTACTCCCGCCCTCGGCACACCGTCAGCAATCAATCTAGCCAATGGTACTGGCGCAGTCCCCGGCATCTTCTCCGGCGCTACCGGCACACCATCATCCACCACCTTCTATCGCGGCGACAATTCCTGGCAAGCAATCACCTCCGCCGTGACCGGTGTCACCAACTCCGACGGCACACTCACAATCTCCCCAACTTCTGGCGCTGTGGTCGCCAGCCTCGCCCTCGGTCACGCCAACACCTGGACCGCGGCACAGACACACAATGATGGGGACTTCCTGCTCGCTGGATCATCCTCTGGATCGATGACCCTTAAGGCTCCGGCGGTTGCATCGACTTACGTAGACACCTTCCCAGCCGCTACCACCACCATCGCCGGGCTCAGCGTTCCTGAGACATGGTCCGCATCGCAGTCATTCAATAACGGGGATCTACTACTTAAAGGTTCCACCTCCGGATCCATGACCCTCGAAGCCCCCGCGGTCGCATCCACCTACATCATGACCTTCCCGGCAGCAACCGATACTGTGGCTGTGCTGGGCCTTAACCAAACCTTCACAGCCACTGAGACCTTTGCCGGCTCCTCCAGCGTCGATGCCGCTAACTTCACCAACGCGACAGAAGTAGCCAACGTCACCAGCGCAGTCCTATCAGGCTCAACTGCTGCCACACTCTACCCCTCCACCTCCTCAATATATTACTACACCGCCAATCCCACCGCTGCCTACACAGTCAACCTCACATGGTCCGCTGGCACGTCTATGAACACCGCCCTCGCCACTGGTCAAGCAATCACTATGGCCTTACTCGTCACTAACGGCGCTACCCCTTACCTCCCATCCGCCTACCAAATCGACGGTACCGGGATCACCCCTAAATGGCAGGGCGGTTCAGCGCCATCCGCGGCTGATGCGTCATCGATTGATTCATACACGTTCACAATCATCAAAACCGGCTCCGCCACCTATACCCTCCTCGCAGGGATTACTCAGTTCAAATGAAGCGCCTAGCCCTTAGCCTTCTCCTCGCCTTAGCGGTCCCCGCCTCAGCCGCGACAATCATCACGCGTGGAACGCTATCAGCAATCAACCTCGGCTTCGGCTCCATGGGCCCTGCCGGCGGCGGCTGCCCAACCTCTCGATATATTATTACCGCCGGCACCGGCGTTATCGTTGCGCCCACTGGCTGTGGCCATGTCCTCCTAGAGGCTTGGTCCGCTGGCGCCACTGGCAACGGCGGACTTACCGGCAACGGCCACGGTGGTGCAGGGGGTGGATATGAGATACACCTCACACCATTCGCTGTATCAGTCGGCGCACCGATCTATTATCAAGTTGGCAGTGCTAACGTCTCATCCACCGGTAACAGCAGTTTTAGCTGTCCTAATGCCGACTCGTGGTTTAACCTAATCGCCAACAACTTCCCAGGCTCTGCTAGTCAAGGTGTGTATGCTACCGGTGCTTGTGTCAACATCAGAGGCAGCTATGCCTATAGTACTGGTTATAGCGGCGGCCTTGGCGCTGGGTTTAGTGGTACTAACGGTGGTGGTGGTGGTGGTGGAGCAGGCTCTACCGGTAATGGCGTCAACGCTAGCAACGCTACTGGCGGTGCTGGCGGGACCCCTGATGGTGGCGCTGGCGGTAACGGCGCCAACCTAGTCGGCAATGATGGTACCGCTCCCGGTGGCGGCGGCGGAGGTTCCTTCACAACAACCGCTGGCACTGGCGCCGGCGGACAACTCGCTTACACATGGAGTCCTTAAATGCCAAGCAAATCACCTAAGCAAGCACGTACAATGGCCGCTGCGGCCCATAACCCACAATTCGCGAAGAAGGTGGGCATCCCCACCAAAGTCGCGAAGGAGTTTAACAAAGCCGACGCGGGCAAAGGTATGATCAAACGGAAAGGCAAGTAATGGCTGAGGATCTATCAGAAGCCTATCTCAAAAACCTCGCGAAGGATATGCAGCAGATTCGGTCGATGTTGACCGAAGTTGTTCGCTATATGAAGGAGGCTGAGACAGAAGTCTCTGAAAAGATGCGGCGATTCATTATGTACATGCATGATGTTCACGACATAATGCATCTCTACACTGAAAACGGCCATACAGTCCCTGAGCATGTCATGCGCGAAGCTGAACGCTGTGACGACCGCTATCGCCACCTGCTCGAAGAAGCCAACGCCCCACTCGGCACCTTCGAGCGGGTTCGCCGAGAAATGACCAAGCGAGACGGTAATCGCTGGGATCATAGCAAGATACTTCCACATTACACAGGAGAAACAAATGGCCAACGCAAAGAAGGTTGAACCCAAAGCCCACGCGATCAGCGTCGACCGTGTGGCGAATATCGGACTCGAAGTTGTCCGGGTCGCTGGCAGCCCAGCGCCAGCTTTGGACAAAGGTCGAGGCTTCATGGGCCCGGCCCCGGTCTCCCACACCACCAGCAACTGCGGCTCACAAGGAAAGCACTGACCATGGACTTCTTCAAACTCGCAGCGCTGTTCTATATCGCGGAGCAGACGTTGAAGTACCCGCAGCTTCGGCAGCTACATTCTAACATCATCAAGGAAATCACCAAAGGCTTCGGTGCCATGATCGAGCCTGAGAAGCCGAAGGAAGATGAACTACAACCCGAACTTCCCATTCCGTCCGTCCGCAACATCGTCAGCGGCCTTCCCGGTCCTGCTGAAAGGAGAGACCAATGAAATCCGACATCCTCGGCGAATACGGCCCTGATAAAATGCCCCACGTCGGCAACAAGAAAGGTGGCGAGATGGAGAAGAAACAGCTTCCTTACTCACCACCCGTCGGCCCGAAAGGGATCATGGACTCACAATCCCCCGGCATTCACGGCACCAATCACGGAAACTGTGGCACACAGAGGTGTAAGTGATGGAATATGAGAGCGGTAGAGAAATGACTTATGGCGAAAAAGCTGTTGGGCTTTCGTTCAATCCCTCAAGCAATGGCGATGTTGATAAGCTCAAGCGGCTGTATGCCACCGTGATTGATCACATCGACGAGTTCCGACAAGGGTACGTCGTCCGCCACGATAACCCTGAAATGCTCCGGCTGTGCGCGATCGCGATCACCGAAGCCCAAACTGCTCAGATGTGGGCCGTCAAAGCACTAACTTGGAAGGACTGACGTTTGAACGACCAACATGAAATCGCTGCGGCTATCACGCTAAACGTCCAGCTCGGCGCCGCTCGCACGCTGCAATTATCGACCTATCTCCCCCGCGACGCTGACGCGGCGACCTACAACGCGGTACTCGATAAGCTCGCGACCGCCGCCGACCGGCAGGAGGCCAAAGGGCGGCTGCTCGATCTCAACCGTGAAGTGAAGCAGGTCCACAAGTTGATCGGTCAGCATACCGAGGACTATAATCGGATCGAAGCCAAGAATGTCGCCGATTGGGATCGTGTCGGCAAGAAGGGCGAGCCGCGCTTGTCTCCGCAGGAGAAGAACGCCCAGGAGCAGGCGAAGATCACAGTTAAGCGGTATCGCGAGGAGCTTATGAGGCTCGAAGGCGAGATCGCGCAAGCAAAGGAGATCATAGATGCTCGACAGACTGGAACGGCTTGAAGCCGAAATGCGGGAGATGCGGCGTCGCCTCGACGAGTTCATGCCGCGCCGGGAGCCCCTGGCCCCCGTAGACCCGATGTCGCTGGAGCCGCTTCCTGAGGATCGCAGGCGCAGGTAATGCCCCTCACTGCTCAGCAGATCGTCACCTATGCGTGTCAGGAAGCCAAGTGTCCAGGCTTCACGGCGCAGGCCGGTGACTTTCTGAATCAGACGCTCCAAGAGCTGTGCCAGGACTACGACATCGAGCTGGCGCGGAACGTCATACAGTTTTACTTCAACACCGGTACCGCCACGCTCCAAGCGGGCGGTACCGTTCCCTCGACGGGCTCCGGTCCTTACGCTCTCCCCTCGACCTACCTTCGCATGAGGGTGCAGGACGGTAAGGACATGATTTTCTACACCCTTAACGGGGTGCCATACCCTCTTATTCAGGTGTCCCTCGCCGAATATCTGTGGATGGTGCAAACTCCAGGTTTCTCGTCCTACCCGCAGAACTACGCCACCGATACCTCGCTCCAAACCTACACGACTCCCGTGCTCTACGTGTGGCCGCCGTCGTCGATTGGGCAGCCGGCATCGGGCACCTACGGGCAGGTGACGGCCTATTTTCAGATGACGATGCCGGACATCGCTACGCCTGCCACGTCCTCGGTCGTGCCGTGGTTCCCCAATCAGACGATCCTTCAGCGCGCCGTTGCCGGTCGCCTTATGGGCATCACAGGAGACGAGCGGCAGCAGCAGTATCTCGGCGAAGATCCTGATAAGAGCCCGCTCGGGTGGAAGGTCTTGCTGAATAACTGGCTGAAAAACGCCAGTGACCGCGAGGGTGCCGTGAAGACGGTGGGGCTCGACCGGCGGCGGTTCGGGCGCCCCTTCGATTCGCTTAGGAACACCAAGACGATAGGGTGGTAAGTGCCCAAATCCCCTCTCCCCGGCACGCCGCTTGTCTGGTCCCCGCACGGAGCCTCCGACACCGTTGACGCCTCCACGTCCTTTGCTGGGGCGATGTCGGCGCTTACGAACCTCATCCCCGATCCTTCGACGACTGATTTGTGGGAGTGCCGCCCGGCGGCAGTGAAGCTTACGAGTTTTTCCGGGTTTAATACCCCTACCTTCATATCAGTTATATACGTTGTCGGTACTTACGTTTACGGAATGGTGTCTACCAGCCGTAATCCCGGCAAGGACGAGCCTTTCGCTTATAACCTCGCTACTTCGTCTTTCACGACGATATCGGGGGTAACAGCGCTGAATACGCCGGTGAGCCCGGCGACTTCGGGGGCTTGGAACCCGCCCACGATGGCGCAGATCGGCACGTACATCATCTGTACGCATCCGGGCTTCAGCGGCGCGGGCGGTGCCTATTTCGGCGCGCTGAACATCGCGAACCCCTCGTCGCCGACGTGGACGGCCACCAACACGTCAGGTAACGCGCTCCCCAGCGCGCCTGTGTGGGTAGCGCAGTTCAACCAGCGGGCCTACTACCTCGTTAATCCTGCGGGCCTCCAGCCGGCCGCCTACGTGTCCGACGTGCTTCTCCCGTTGGCCTGCACAGGATCGAGCGGCAATTTTACCCCCATTCTGACCTTCGGTGACAATACGCCGCTGACCGTCGCCGCCGGCCTTGCGCTGTCGAATCAGCTTGGCGGTATTATCCAGTCGCTCATGATTTTTAAGGGCGTGACGAACATCTATCAGATTACCGGCGATCCGTTCATAAATACCACGACAGCTTCAAGCAGCCTTTCTATCAACACCCTCGACGTGGCGACCGGAACGCTTGCTCCGCTCAGTGTAGCTAACACTGAGAAGGGCATCATCTTTCTCGCCCCGGACGGTATAAGACTTATAGACTTTACCGCCAAGGTTAGCGACCCTATCGGGAAAGCGGGGACAGGTATAACCCTTCCGTTCTATAACCCGTCTGTTCCCTCTCGGATCGCGGCGGATTATAACGCAGGCATTTATCGTATCCAGGTAACGAATACGAATGCCCCCGGTTCTCCGTCTCAACAGTGGTGGTATGATTTTGTCCGAGAAGTTTGGTCGGGGCCGCATACACAGCCTATGGCGCTTATATCCTTATATAGCGATACTTTTATAGTGACCCTTCAAGGTGTCACTGCTCTATTTCAAAGCGACCAAATTCAGTCTTCCAGTTCTACCTATGTCGAGAATGGCACTCAGCTTACTTTCACCTTCACGACCGCGCCTTTGCCCGATACGGACCAGATGTCCGAATGTGCGATGATCGAGACGACCACCTACATGACTTTGGTGGCGGGCAACCCGGTTACCGTCTACGCTCTCGACCAGAGCGCGACGATCCTCGATACTGTCATGTTCGCATCGACCGGCACCGTGACGGTGTGGGGTGCGTTCTTATGGGGCGGCGCGCTGTGGGGCGGCAGCGTCGGGGCGAACGACGGCCTCTACCCGCAGCAGATCGCTTGGCACTACCCGATCGTCTTCCGTCGGCTGCTGCTCTCTGCTACGGGTAAATGCGCGTCTAACTTCCGCATCGGCCGCACGCATCTGCGGTATCAGGTATTGGGGTATTTGCAGCAATGAGCGTCCCCTACACCCCTCCCGTTACCCTGACAAACGGCACCACGGCCGATGCCACGCAGGTCATG